CGCAGAGCATGAACATGAAGACGAACGCCGAAGACGTGTTGGTGCAGAAGATCAAGGACAGGCTGAACCACTTCGACGCAGACTCGTACATCAAGGAGACCTACAAGAAGATCAGGAGCCTCGTCAATTCGAACATCCATCCGAAGTCCTTGGAGGGGACGTATGAGACGTACGATGTGGCGGAGCTGAAGATCGCGGCGGAGAAGGAGGCGCTGAAGATCAGGAAGAGGGCGCTGGAGAAGCCCTTCTTCAAGATACCAAAAGTTTTCAGGTTCCCTGACGTGATAGAGGAGACTTCAGATATGGTTCCCGCTGCCTTGGACATTTTCGGTAGATTTGAGGAGGTCATTGGAGATGACATCTACAGATACAGGCCCTACAAGGAGGACTTTGAGGAGCCCAAGGTCGAGATGAGGGAGGGCATAGGCTGCGATAGAGAGAACGATGTCAAGATGATGGACGAGATGGTTGGCATCTTGGGCGACAGGTCCTCTAAGAGGTTCAGGGACAAGATGAGGGCCACGTACAAGAACGCGGACGAGAAGATGCTCTCTATGTTTGAGTTGAAGATCTTCGAGGTGATGCACAATCTCACGGAGCTCGGGCTCAACATAACGTATATGGAGGGGAGGAGGTTGGTGAAGTCCGACAAGTTCACGGTCTACAGGGCCTATCCCGAGCACGGGTACGGTCTGGCGATAAAGGCCGGTAGCAGGCTGACGGAGGATGCGCAGATAAGGTACAAGGTGGTGTCGACGGGGAATGAGAGGAACTTCATAGGTTTCCACTCCTTGAGGAAGGTCCCTGACTACGAAGGGCTCGTGAGCAGTAAATGGCTCAGCATCAGCACCTCTGACCTCGAGACTATGGTGACGCTTTTCGAGAAAGGGGTCAGTCTCGCCTACCATTACATGGAGTGTTTCGAGGAGAGTTCCGGTAAGAGGATGATGGACAATTTGGGCTACTTGAAGTCGAACGCGGTGATGATCCCTTTGATAGCGATGATGGAGATGAAGAAGGGGACCGCTCTGACTTTGCAGTACAATAGGTACGTGTTTATGTCCATGACGAGCTTCATGTCCGACTCGAAGAAGACCTACACCGAGATCATGAACGATCCGGTGAGGTCTCTCGTCGAGTCTTATGTGAGGATCAAGCAGCTCGACTGGGGGGAGGTTCTGAGGAACGTCAGGAAGGAGGTCCTCCTCGGCTCGATAGGGTCGCTGTACGATACCTCCTCCGATTACGACAGGATGATGGTACCTACGATCTTTGGCAATGGGGAGAAGGTGGAGTTCTCCGTGATCATGAACGATATATATCTCGGGAACCTGTACCAGAAAGAGATGGGTTTCGCCGGACATAGAGCCAAACCCATAGTGGAGAAGCTGGCTAAGGAGGAGAGGCACTTTCAGAAGATAAAGAACAAGGTCACTATGAACGGAGACCTCCAGCTCGATGACGTGGTCGAGGAGGAGAACACCAAGCATATGTTCAACATGGAGTTTACCTTCTTGATGGGAGTCAGACTGGGCGAGAAGTTGAGGAGCGACCCGAGGTATTACGAGGTCATGTCCAAGGGCGTCTCCCAGACCTTGCACAGGTCCATGACGATGAAGAGTTCCCTGCTGGAGACCAGGGGGAAGTTCGAGACCCTCATGTGCAGGGGGAGGAAGAAAACGGACATATGCCACAAGACCTTGATGCTCTTGATCGAGGAGCACGGCACCTCCGTCACCTCCGCGCTGGTGAGTAAGGAGAACGTGATCGAGGCCCTCTTCTCGTGCTTCGCCAAGATCGCTCTCACTGGGCCTAGGGAGATATTGGTGCAGTCCTACAAACTCAGACCTCACGTCAACTTGTTGGAGAGGGTCTTCGAGTCGATCTGCGGGCTGTTGGACAAGGACATGATCAGCGACGATGGCGAAAAAGAGTACCTGCAATCGTCGAAGGCCTCGGAGTTGAGAAGCGAGGCTCAGTCGAGGAGGGACAATTCGGGTGAGTGTGGGATTCTCTTCAACTACATCGCGGACGCGAGCAAGTGGAGTCCCTCCTTCGTGATGCCTCAATTCATAGCCTTCCTTTTGGCGTTGAGGTTACCTAAGGAGCTCGAGGAGGCCTTCATCTCGGTCATGAGGGCCTTCTCGTCCAAGATGGTGATGATCCCGGAGACGTTGATGAGGAAGTGGGAGAAGAAGCCAAGGCAGGAGAAGGAGATGAACCCGGATGCGCAGTGGGCCAGGGAGAACTCGGAGGGGAACGATTGGATTTTGAGGGTCATCTCGAGCATGGGGCAGGGCCAGATGCACTATTTCTCGAGCGCGCTCCACGTCGCCAAGGACGACATAACCGATATCTTCCTAGACCAGTTGGCGAAGGAGAGCGAGATCTACTTGAGGATGTACACGCAGATTAGCTCGGACGACGCGCAGAAGCAGATCTTGGTCACCTCGGACAGCCTGGAGAAGAACATAAAGTTTATGCCGAAGGTGCTCGACGTGATCGCCTTCACCGGGGAGTTGAGCAACATCCACATCAACACGAAGAAGACGCAGATCTCGCCGCACGTTGGCGAGTTCAACAGCAACTTCACGAGGGGGAAGAGGGCCATCTTGGCGGTCATCAAGGACATCTTCAACGCGACCCAGGTGGTGGACTTGACCGAGCCGAGGAAGGCGGTGAAGGGGGTCGTCGAGAACATCTCCAGGGCCTACAGGAACGGGGCGTTCAACAAGACCGTCAGGTGCATGTTCGTGTTGATGAGGGAGTGGCTCATAAGGGCCTACGGGATGAACAAGGGGACCATCCACCAGCTCAAGACGTTGCTGAACTGCGAGGACGACATGTTGCCGTCGGAGCTCGGGTTCCTGTCCCTTAGGCACTACCAGGCCAGATGCATACTCGGCGAGGAAATGCTGATGTTCGACCCGAACAATTCCTCTGAGCTGAACCTCTTCTACAGGAACCTCTTCACCGGCATGAAGTTGGAGCTGGAGGAAAATGTCAGTGAAGACTACATTAGCGCGATGAGCGGAAGGTTGAACGTAACCCTGCCCGTCAGGAGCGACAAGACTATGATGGAACTGATGAAGAACCACCTCAGGGAGAAGAACATTGGAAGGGAGGAGGTGATGAAGATGATGGAGGGCCTGTCCTTGATTGCGGACCACAGCGAGTTCTCGTGGATCAAGCATAGGATCTTCGACTGGCCGTACTTTATGCAGCAGCCGAGGGATTACGAGAACGGGGTGTCGATGAAGCTCCACTCCCTCGTCAGGGCCTTGCAATTCGTCGGGAGCAAGCTGAAGTGCAGGCCCAAAGTCTCCTCGTCCGACTCGTTCACCATCGTGACGTTCACCGAGATGGTGCTCTCAAGGATTAACTTCCCGAGCAGCATCGAGATTATGTCGCCCAACAAGGTTGTGATGGCCAAGGTGATGGAGGCCTCGAACCTCTTCGACTTCTGCGTCCAGTCCGACGGACAGAGGCACACGAGGAAGAGGAAGATGCTCTTCAGGACGAGGGAGGTTGCGATGTCCGCCGACATCAACGACATAATGAACTTCATGATGGGCGATAACTCCAAGTTCAGCAACAGGCTCATGTGTGTCATGGAGAGTGTGTGCGAGATGTGCGGTTTCGACCCCGTGGAGTTCAAGGCAAACCCGATCAAGACAGTGCTGACCAAGTTCTCCTTCACCGACTACCCCATGTTCTGCTTCAGGAAGATAATGGAGGAGTTCATCCTGGTCAGGTCGAACTTCTCGGTGGAGGTGATGGTGTCCAGCATGGACAGGGGGAACATAGTCGACAACCTGTTGTCTCTCTACTGCGAGAGGGAGGAGCCTTTCTGCATGCTGAAGCCCGGCACCAACTCCTCCATGCACCATTTCATCAGCATGATGGAGACCTGGATCGCGATGTGTCGCTCTCCGGACACCTTTCCGATCGACCTCGTGCCGGACGAGCTCGTCGAGAAGAGGGAGACGCTGGAGATTAGGACGGCGGACTCCGCGCTCGAGAGGGGGATGAAGATGCTCATCGGGAACTTGAAGGGGGTGGAGTTGACGTCCACCCACATCTTCACCCACTCGCACAAGGTGCGGAACAGGGACGGAAGCAGGGAGACCATCACCATCTACTGCGACCTGAGGGACCTTCTGGTGGTCAAGTACGATCACTTTAAGAAGGTAGCTTACCATGAGTTCATGTCCTTGGACAAAACTTTCAATGTCAATGGCCAGCTGATGAAGATCTACCAGCTGGACTACAGGTT